TGATGATACCAAATGGACCACGGTAGATTACCTACCCAGCTTCTATGGTGCCACACCCAAGTCAGGAACCAGTTCAGGAGCAGGCACATATCCTGGCAATAGAAACAGTTATGGCATGTGGTTCACGCCCCCTGATCTTGGAGTCACTGTGGTTTGTATATTCATCAACGGCGACAGAGATCAAGGTTTTTATATTGGAGTTGTGCCTGAACAAGGAATTAATCACATGATTCCAGCCATTGGATCTGCTCCAGCACCAAACTTTGTTCCACAAAATGAAAATCAAACGGTGTACTTGGCAGATGCCACCCAAGCACCTGTTACAGAAATTAATGACACCAACATTGCAATAATTAACAATCCACGATTCTTTGAACAACAAAAACCAGTTCACAGTGTTGTGGCAGCCGCACTATTTCAACAAGGACTAATAAATGATCCTGAACGCGGACCTATCGCCAGCAGTTGTCAACGTGAATCACCTAGTGCAGTGTTTGGAGTTAGTACTCCGGGTGTGGCAGTTTATCAAGGTGGCATCAAGCCTGGAGAAATTAGAGATCGTATTGACTCGGGCAAATTGAAACCACAAGATGTCAAGGTCATTGGCCGCATGGGCGGACATACTCTAGTGATGGACGATGGCAACATAGACGGCGACAACGCCTTGTTCCGTTTGCGAACAGCCAAAGGCCACCAGATCACCATGAGCGACTCAGGTGATTTCTTCTACATCACACATGCCAACGGACTCACATGGCTGGAATTTGGTAGTGAAGGCACAGTAGATGTGTTTGCCACAAACTCTGTAAATGTTCGCACTCGTGGCGACATTAATCTACACGCTGATCGCGATATCAACATGTACGCAGGGCGCAATATCACGGCCAAGTCCAAAGAAAATATCACACTAGAAGCAGAAATATCATTTACTGCCACTGCCCAAGAAAATTTCACCTTGTACAGCAAAAGTTATATTGGAGTCAAGTCAGATGGATCACTAGCTTTGGACAGTTCAAACGGTTCTTGGAAAGGCGGCAGTACATTGACATTCTCCGCTGGCGGCATTGATTTGAACGGACCAAGCGCAGCCTCAGTGACTTCGCCAAAGCCTGTGGTTAAAACCGTGATGGATGACACAGAGTTTGATACCAGCAAAGGTTGGCAAACTCTAGAGGATGGACTAGAAAGTATTGTGAGCCGTGCTCCTACTCACGAGCCTTACAGTTATCACAATGAAGGTGTTGATGTTAAACTAAGTCTTGAACAAGGCAAACCACCACCACCTCCGGGAGCAGAACCTGTTCCTGAAGGCATAGAAATACAGGCAGAGTAACATGGGAACATTTACATTTAACATTGATCAAGTACCGGGTGCGCCAGTAGACGCTGACAGTGCAAAAACATTTAAAATCACAGGTCCCAATACACTGACACAGGCACAGGCACAGGCCATATTTGAAAAACAAGTCAAGACAGGCGGTCTAACAGGATTCAAAGCTGGTGATGTACTGAATGCGGCCACGCAAGTAGCTGATGGATTAAAATCAGCACAATCTCAGTTGACCTCAGGCATAAGCAGTATAGGAGCGTCAGTTGCCAAAGCAACCAATGGCATTACTTCTGCAATTGCCAAGACTGGAGTTTCTAACGGAATTAATCCAGGAAACTTTGTCAAAGCGTTGCCGGCACTTGGAAGCATTGGAAACTTAGATACTTCACAGGTTACTGGAACACTGGCACAGGCAAGCAAGCTGGTGGCACAACCATCGTCGATTGTGAGCAATTTTGGTGGTGCTGGCAATTTTGGACTTGATGTTGGTCAGTTGGAAAAGGCCGGATATGTCAAACCAGGCATAGCAGCCAAATACATTTCCGCAGGACAAAATTCCATAACCAGTGTGTTGAACAGCCCGTCAGTATGGACTGGCAAAGACGGAGTCAATCAGGTGCAAAATATGTTGACCAATCCGGCAGCACAAACCAAAGTACAACAGACTCTTATGACCACCGGGTTAGCTCAAGTAAAATCGCTAGGTCTGCCTGTAGATCAATTGGCAGCAACAGTGATTGGCGGAGTTGCATTAAATGCTGCCAAGGATGTTACTGCAACACTGGCCTGGGCCAAAGGGCAAACAGCAGACTTGAGCCCAGACCTTGTTGCAAAGTTCAATCAAACAGCCAAGGACGCATCGTTTGCTGTAAACTTGGTTGATGAAAAAATAGCCAACGAGTCATTGAATATCAAGCAAGTTACAGGATCAATTGGAACAATTAACAAAACAACTCTCAATGCCGCTGTTGGTAGAGTGATTGGCAATGATAAGATCCCCAGCTTGAACTTCAGCAAAGGAACTCCAAACCCTGCGGCCGAGCAAGAATTAAAAGAAATTGGCAAGCAACTCAGCACTATTGGAAACAAGGACCTGGCAATTATTTCTGAACCACTGACATCCAGCAACGTTGATGCCAGGGAAGCAAGAATAACAGCACTCAAAGCTGAAGTAACACCACTCATTGGCAAGCTAGATGCGTTGGCAACATCTGTGGCAGCCAGCAACAAAACGTTGGCTACAAAAGCACGATTGGCACTTGGAAACGCTGAGGCCTTGATTGAATTATTAGATAACGATCTCGAAAACATTCGCCGATTCAGAGCCGCACTACAAAGCATATAAATATTATCATGACTACATTCATTGGGTTCAACACCATTAATCAATACAAAAAGTTTACATTGACAGACTTTGATTTGATCAAACGAGACCTGCTGAATGCGTTCAATATCCGCCAAGGGCAATTGCCCGGCCGCCCGGCATATGGCACAATAATTTGGGATTTTTTGTTTGAACCACAGACGTCCCAAACTCAAAACGGAATAGAAGCAGAAATACAGCGTGTGGCAGGCGGCGATCCACGCATTTTTATCAGTGACGTTCAAACATACCCACAAGAAAATGGCATCTTGATTGAGATACAACTCACTGTGGTACCAACACAAAATGCAGAAATACTCAGCATTTTCTTTGACCAGCAACAACGAGTAGCCTCCTACGTATAACTACGCCGTTTTTAGTAACCATAAATACTTTCAGTGACACAAAGGTTACAGAACAATGGCAACAACCACTAGACAAACCGCAATATTTGGCGTAGAAGATTGGAAGCAGATCTATCAAACATATAGGGAAGCAGATTTCCAAAGCTACGATTTTGAAACTCTTCGCAAGAGTTTTGTAGACTATCTGCGATTGTATTATCCAGAAACATTCAATGACTACATTGAATCAAGTGAATTTATTGCACTCCTGGACATTATTGCGTTCATGGGGCAATCACTTGCTTTCCGTACTGATCTTAACACTCGTGAAAATTATTTAGACACAGCAGAACGTCGTGATTCGGTTGTGCGACTGGCCAATCTAGTAAGCTACAGTCCCAAACGCAACACAGCCGCACAAGGCTTGTTGAAAGTATTCAATGTTACCACAACAGAAAACGTTGTGGACTACAATGGAGTTAATTTAAGCAATGTCACAGTTGACTGGGCTGACCCCACTAACCCAGACTGGCAAGAACAGTTTACAGCAATTATCAATGCTGCCTTGGTTGATACTCAGCGTGTTGGCCGCCCAGGCAATCGTCAAACATTACTAGGTGTAGACACTGCTGAGTATGCAGTGAATCTGGTACCTGGCTTCTTGCCTGTTATTCCTTATACTGCCACAATTGACGGGGTGAACATGCCATTTGAAGCAACCACATCTACCAGTGCTGGCCGTGATTACTTGTACGAACCTGCACCAGTACCAAACACAAGTTTTAACGTGTTATTCCGTAATGATCAATTGGGATTCAGTTCTGCCAACACTGGTTACTTCTTTATGTTCAAACAAGGCACACTACAGAACACAGATTTTAACATAGCGGAACGCACAAGCAATCGCACTGTGAATATCAACGTGGAAGGTGTCAACAACGAAGATCGTTGGTTATTTGAACTTACCAACGTGGGCAACATCAATCGTGAATGGCAATATGTAGAAAGTGTGTACACCGCTGCCGCTGAACAAACGGTATTACTGCGTCCTATCTATTCTACCACCAGCCGTAGCAATGATCAAATCACTTTGGTATTTGGCGATGGCGTATTCTCAGAAATTCCCGTGGGCATTTTCCGTTGTTATACTCGTGCGTCAAATGGCTTGCAGTACATTATCAATCCAGAAGAAATGCAAAATGTCACATTACCAATCAGCTACACTGATCGCAATGGTAATGTACAAACAATTACATTCACTTGCGGAATCACACAACCAGTGAGCAATGCACAAGCACGTGAAACAATTGATGCAATTAAACAACGTGCCCCTGCCAGATACTACACACAAAATCGCATGGTCAACGGCGAAGACTACAATCTGTTTCCGTACACTGCTTACAATAGTATTATCAAAAGCAAAGCCTTGAACCGTAGTTCAATTGGTACAAGCCGATATTTGGATCTAGTTGATAACACCGGCAAATATTCATCGACCAACACTTTCTCTAGCGATGGTGCTGTGTGGGAACAAAATATTCTTCCTACCATATTATTCAGTTGGATCAACCGAAACGAAATTGCCGACTTTGTGACAAACTCTGCCCAACCGCAAATTGGTCAGGCCACAATGAAGCAGTTTTACTATGCTAACTTTCCACGACCCGAAGTTAACATAACAGAATCAGCCACAGCATTGAGCACCTGGCAACAAAGCACAACACTAGCCAATGAGACCACAGGTTATTTTAAAAACGCCGCTGGCAATGCTATTCCTGTTGGTGGCAGCACCACAACTGTTTTTAACTATGTTCAGGTTGGTAGCATTATTAAATTTACCGCACCCACAATCAATGGTATCACTTACTATTTTGATCGTAACAACCGATTACAGCCTGGAGTACCAACCAAGCCCGACGAAAGTTTAGAAATTTGGGCAAGCCCTCAAGCCATCATTGGCGACGGATACAATGGCGGCATTGGAAATCTACCATCTGGTGCTGGACCGGTGACTCTCAACAATTTTGTGCCAACAAATGCAGTGGTTGACAGTATTATTCCTGTTTTCATTACAGATTTGCCACTGTCATTAGAACAACAGATGGGCGATCAAATTGAATTGTTTCGTAATTTTGGTATTGGATATGCCAGTACAGAAATTACCACTCCGCAAGGCAACAAGATTAATCCAGGTACTTGGTATCTAATTAGCAGTACAAATCTTGATGCCAATGCCACCTGGAGCCAAACCAATGCTGGATCAACATCAGGCACAAATCAAGATTCCAGCTGGTTGGCACAATTTGTAGTTGAAAATCAAAATTACACTGTGACCTTCCGTGGACTTGCATATAACTTTGGTAGTGTGTTGCAAACACGTTTCTTCTTCTATGATGACCAGTTGGTTTACGACAGCCGCACTGGCACAATTATCAAGGACTTTATCAATGTGTTGGCAATGAACACTCAACCAAACAACAGCAATCCTTTGCAAAGTGATGTGTATATGAATATCATTGGACAACCTGTTGAGAGTGATGGATATGTTGATGACTTCCAAGTGTTAGTCAGTTTCCGCGACAGCGACAATGATGGCGTGCCTGACAACCCAGACTTCTTTGAAGAAATTGTAGGGCCTGTTCCTGCTATTCCCAGCACAGGTCCTTGGGTATTCCTGCAACAAACTGTGGACTTTGACAATTTACAACGTTATTTGCTGGTTG